TGATTCGCAATTCCAAAGAAATGAAAGAATTTTGTATCGAAGAATGGAAGAGACGCCCTTGTGTATTTTATGTTGCCCGAATTGCATCCCGTTATTTCGGCATTCGTGTTGGCATAAAAACTGTGAAGAAACACGTTTATAAAGATGAGTAACGCAAGGAATACTGTCCACAATTTAAGTCGTGCCGCCGCTATAAACCCCATTGGCCGTGCACTCACTCACAAGCAGTGCAAGCAACGCAAGCAACGCGCACTTGAGAGGCGCGTTCGCAATTCGGATGAGTTTCGCGAGTTTCTTGTGATTGAGTATTGTGAGCATAAAAATTGTGCGCGCACGGCGCGTGTTGCGACAAGGTACTTTGGGTTCCCAGTGAGCGTGGACCTTGTGCGCAAGTATTTGTGCGAGATGGGCATTGAGACTAGGCGCTTGCCTTCGATATACGATGCGCAGATTTACGCATCTGCCACTTCTGATAGTGAGCCGATGACTTCAAAGCATTGCACGTCATCGACTTGACACTTAATCGCCTCGACGTGGACTTCGAGCGCTTCCTGCACGCAATCTTTCATTTGATCGGCATTAAATGTACAATCATCTAATATGGTGATCTGAATTTGAAAGAGGCGCAGCATTAATGAATATCATAGCATTGCATGGGCAACAGGGAAGCGGGAAAAGCACGATAGCAAGGCATTTGGGCTTCCCTGTTTTGAAGTTTGCGCAGCCTCTTTATTATATGCATGACTTGATAATGCAGGCCTTAAAGTATTATGGTGAGCCGCAGAGGGAAGGGACGATCCACGGCAGGCTTTTGCAGCTGTTGGGCACAGAGTTTGGGCGGGATTGCTTGGATGCGGACGTTTGGGTTCGCATTTGGGAGAGGCAAGCAAGGTTGATGCCTGATGATGCTACGCTTGTCGTGGATGACTTAAGATTCCCGAATGAGTTTTTGAAACTAAGGGCCATGGGTGCGTACATGGTGCGTTTGGAGTGTGATGAGGAGATTCGTCGCGCGCGTGCCGAGAAATGGAGGCCTGCGGATCATGCAAGTGAGAATGCGTTGCGTGGGCTATACGATCAGTTTGATTTGATTTTGAACACGGGGGAGCTCGATGTTCACGAATGTGTAGAGAGGATCTTGGATGGATGTAAAGCACGAGATGGTAAGAGAAGCGGCTGACGCTCTTTCAACAAAGGCTCCTGGCGATCACTCGTTGCTTGACTCGCCTGGTATTATGGATCCTGAGAATCCGCGCTCATTGATTAACATTGCGCCTAAGGGTGTAGCGGAGCTCATGCGTGAGATGAACCAAGATCTGCTGCACAAGTCAGAGCGACAGCTTAAGATGATTGTGGCTGACGATCCGATGCTCAACAGATTGCGCATAGCCTTTTGGAAGGAATACGATGCCGCGCAATCGCAGATGCGCAATATGCTTTGGTCCAACATCTCTAGGCTTATGCAGGCAAGGCCTGTGTATTTTGCGGCTTATTTTCACAGGCAAGAGATACTGGCGTATATATTGTGCCCGCCTGCATCGTATGATGCGTTTCTTGAAGAAGCCTTATCACATGGCATGAGCAGGATTCGAGAGATACTTGATCTGCCATTGCGAGATGAGGATGGCAAGGTGAATCCCAAGGTGGGCGAGCTTATCTTAAAGGCTGCGGCCTTCTTGGACTTGCGCACGCATGGTGGCTTCTTGCAAAAGAGTGTTCATGCTGAGGTGGGCATTGGCTTGAATTCGGTCAAAAAACTTGCAGATGAGTTAAGCCTTGAGGAGATTGATAAGAAGATCAAAGAGCTAGAGAGTGCAGGTCAGGCTGGAGCTATTGATGTCACACCAGAACCCAAGTGATATTAAACCAAGCGATGCGATCATTCAGATGAAGCTTGCAAAGCTAGCCAAGCTAGAAGAGCAGGCTGAACTGAGAAGAAAATTTCCGCATTTGTATATGCACAAATGGTACAAGTGGAGCAAGGAATTCTTTGATGATTGGACGACTCGCAAGCAAATTCTTACGGCGGCCAACCAGCTTGGCAAGGGGGTTAAAAACTGTGAGCAAATTCCAACGCCCAGCGGCTTTGTGTTGGCCAAAGATTTAAAGATTGGCGATGAGATTTTCGGCTCTGACGGTCGTGTTTGTAAAATTATTGATATCCCATGGCGTGGGCAAGACTTGTTTTATCGTGTGCACTTTAATGATGACACTTACCTAGATGTAACACAGAGTCATCTCTGGAAGTGCAAGACTTATAAGGAGCGCTTTCGCAAGATCTATACCTCTCGTGGTCGCACATGGGAAAATCCTGACCTTGGCAAATGGATAGTGCTTGATACAAAGCAGATCATAGCTGCTGGCAAGTATAGCCCAACGCCTAAGAGCAATGCGCACAAGGTGTGCATCCCGTACACTCGGCCTGTGCAGTTTGATGCAATCAAGACAGATATAGATTTTTATGCGCTAGGTGTGATTTTAGGAGACGGGCATATAAATGCAGACGGTTACATTGCGGTATCTAAGCCTGATGAGTTTATTAATGGCTATCTTGAGTCTATAGGGCTTAAAAGGGGAGAGACCCTTGGGCCTGTTGTGCGAGGCCGTCTTGCGTGGTTACCCAAAGAGCTTTGTGGCAAAGTGGCTCATGAAAAATTCATTCCTCAAGACTTACTAATGGGATCCATTGAGCAACGTCTAGCCCTGTTGCGAGGGCTCATGGATACAGATGGAACCGTGAATAAAGATGGAAATGTGGTGGAGTTTGACTCAACATCTAAGGCGCTTGCAGACGGTGTTATGTCTCTTGTGTTTTCTTTAGGTGGCACTTGTAAGTCGTTTTATCGCAGTGAGAACCGATATCAGCTAAGGATTAAAATGCCAGAGGGATTGAACCCTTTTCTTTCGCCAGTCAAAGCAGACCTTTGGCGCGGCAAGATTCGCTACAGGCATGAGCGCGTGATTGATCGCATCGAAGAAATAGGCGTGCACGAGGGTGTGTGTTTTAAGGTTGATTCAGAGGACGAGTGTTTCCTTGCAGGACAAAATTATGTCGTCACACATAACTCAAGCTCCATGATTAAAAAACTAATCGACATGGCCATAAGTCCAGAGCGTTGGCCTAAGGCTTGGCCAGAGCTTACGGCAGCGGGCCAAGCTCCATCGCAATGGTGGTACTTGTACCCGACAAAAGATGTGGCAACCGTTGAATTCAATGAGAAATGGAAGATGTTTTTGCCCAATGTGCCTGCGGATGACCCAAGGTATGGCTGGACGACCAAGAAGGGCAGTTATGCGACAGTGCACTCGATACACTTTAATTCGGGTGTGACGATTTACTTCAAGGCGTACAAGCAGGATGTGCAGGCTTTGCAGACTGGGACAGCTGCGGTTGTGGCGTGTGACGAGGAGCTCCCCATTGCCTTGCTTCCAGAGCTGCAAATGCGTGTGAACGCGACGAATGGTTTTTTGTTTTTCGTGTTCACGGCAACCATGGGACAGAAGTTTTGGCGTGAGGTTGTCGAGGAGCGAACGAAGTGGCCTGATGCTAGAGTTTGGCAAGTGAGTCTCTACGATTCCATGAAATACATGGACGGGACTCCTTCTATGTGGACCAAGGATCGCATTGAGGCTGCAAAGCGTAGCTGCTTGAATGAAAATGAAATTCAGCGTCGTATCATGGGGCGCTTTGTTGTCGACAGTGGACTTTTGTTTCCTCAGTTTGACGAGGAACAGCACGTAAAGCCCTATCATCCATTGCCTGCTGACTGGGAGATTTATGCTGGGATTGACTATGGCACAGGTGGCAATGCGCATCCTGCGGCCATTGTTGTGTGTGGAGTCAATCCTGAGCACACGCAGGTGCGGGTAATTCGTGCGTGGCGAGGTGACAGGCAGCACACGACCGCACAAGACATTGTGAACGAGTATCTCGACTTAACTCATGGGCTAAACATTACCGTTGCCTATTATGATTACGGGCCAGGCGGGCGAGACATTGGAACCATTGCCACTCGTATGGGTTTACCGTTTTCGCCTGCGGACAAGGGCCAAGAAACTGGGCGAGCGATTATTGCATCACTATTAAAGAATAACGCGCTTGCTATTTATCATTCGGACGATGAGGGGCTGCAACAAGTCTTGCAGACAGGTAAGATGGTCGACGAATTTCTTACAGCCGTGGACAAGGCAGATAAGCGCGCGCAAAGAAATGATGATCTGTTAGACGCGCTACGTTATTGCTTGTCTAAGGTTGGATTTGATTGGGATGCAATGGCGTTTGGGGAAAGGGAGCAGCCCAAGCCTAAGGTGCTGACTATAGATGATCTAAGAAGGCAGAGTGAAAACGAAGATGATGAGACTAGTGACCTAGAAGAGGAGTTAGAGTTTTGGCAAGAGTATTTGGAAATGTAGATTTGATAAAGCTTATTGAGGCGTGTGGGCAAGCAGGTGTTTACAAGCTTAAGTATGGTTCACTTGAGCTTGAGTTTGGCCATGTTTGGCCTCAGCGTAGGCCAGAAGTTTCAGAGCCTCAGGTAGAATTTTCAAAAAACTTGGAAGAAAATGAAGTGAGTCCAGAGGACGAACACATGGTTCGTGAGCTTAAGGCCGCAGAGCTTTTAATTGAGGACCCCGTGGCATATGAAGAACTGCAAACGGGTGGAGAGGTATAAATGGATTTAGCCAAGCTAAATGAAATGTACTCGAAGGCAGATGCCGCTGCCAAACCAGACTTTGCCAAGATGCGCTCATCTCTTTTGTTGATCGCAGGCGAACATTATAACAAGAAAGGCGGGAGATTCTGGGATCGGATTCGCACAACAAAGCAGCTAAATTCTGAGGCCAAGCTGCGTTTGACCAAAAACCATATTGGTCGCATTGTGCGACGTTATTCAAACAACATTGTAGCGTCTGCGCCTGGTGTTGTTGTGGCTCCTGCCAATGAGCGTGAGCTAGCAGATCAGAAGGCTGCGCAGATGAACCAGCTAGTCTGGGGTGCCATTAAGTACGCCAACGACTGGACGAACACTGTGATGGATTGGGCTGATGACTTTGTTGGCATTGGCGAGGTGTGGACCAAAGTTTGGTACGATGCATCTGTAGGGCCTATTGTTGGCTACGAGCCAATGGTTGATGAGGCTGGTAATGAGATTGTGGACGCCATGGGCAACCCAATGTTTGACGAGTCTAAGCCTGTGCGCGAAGGCAAGGTGAGATTTGAAGAATTCTACGGGTTCAATGTGCTTGTGGATCCTGCGGCAAAGAGCATCAAAAACGCTGCGTGGTATTGTTTGCGTAAGATGAGCAACGTTGAGGACCTCAAAAGACAATTCCCGCAGCATGAAGACAAGATCGTGGCATCTAGCGAAGAGTCTTTTGTTGTGTTTGATGTAGAGAGTGGCTATCGCGACTCTAACAAGGATGAGGTGCTTGTTCGTGAGTTTCATGTGCGGCCATGTGCAAAGTATCCTAAAGGGTTTTGGGCGCTTGCAACGTCGCAGGTGATCTTGGATCAAGGTGAGTATCCTGAGGACGAGGAGGGCGTGCTGTTTCCAATTGTTTGTGAGCGCTTTGAAAGCGTGCAAACAAAGCCTCGTGGTATTTCTTTGACTGAGCCATTGCGTCCTTATCAGGCCGAGATTAACCGTTCTGCATCGAAGATTGCAGAGCATCAGATCACATTGGGCGATGACAAACTCATTTTGCAAAACGGTGCAAAGATGAGCTCAGGCGTGCAGGTGCCAGGCATTAGAGGCATTTGTGTCAGTGGAGCTGCGCCTACCATTTTACCTGGCCGCAGTGGTGAGCAGTATGTGAATTACATGCTGAGTCAGATTCAAGAGATGTACCAAGTGGCAGACCTAGAAGAGGATGACTCTATTGAGGGCAACCTTGAGCCTCATACGCTTTTGTATCAGGCTGCTAGCAAGAAGAGGCGTTTTCGTCGTTACATTCAGCGTTTTGAGTCTTTCTTGATGAATGTGTGCAAGACTTCGTTGCGCACGGCCAAGCTGTTCATGCCTGACGCTGCCGTGATTGCAGCTGTTGGGAAGACTGAATCCGTAAACATTGCAGAGTTTAGAGCTGCTGACCCTCAGCACACTGTGATTCGTGTTGAGGCGCAGAGTGAGGATGTGGAATCTAAGCTTGGCCGTCAACTTGTGATGAACCATGTGCTGCAATATGTGGGCAATCAACTAGACTCGTCTGTGATCGGCAAGATGATTACGCTCATGCCTTATGCGAATGTGAGCGAGTCATTTAGTGATCTGACTATTGATTATGAAAATGCAACAAATGACATTCTTGCGCTTGATCGTGGAGAAATTCCGATGATTAATGAGCATGACAATCATGAATACATGGTTAAAAGGCTCACACAGCGCATGAAGCAGTCTGACTTTAAGCTGTTGGATCCGCAGATACAGCAAAACTATAGAGACATCTTGCAGGCGCACATGGACATTATGCGTGAGCAAAAAGACGCGGTTGCACGCGAGCAAGCTGGGCTTATCCCTGCAAGTGGCACGCTTGTTGGTGTGGACTTCTTTGTACCAGACCCCAATAACCCAGAGCGTACACGCAGGGCTCGTATCCCATATGATGCATTGGAGTGGCTTGTGAAGAAATTGGATGAGCAAGCTGGCATTTTGCAGATGGCAGAAGCATTGCCGCCTTCTGCTATTGCGAGCACGCAGCCGCAGGATGTGCAGATGCAAGCTCCGCAAGATCAATTGACAAGCGAAGAGTTATCTCAAACTCTTGTTAGGTAGTGATGGACAGCGTGGGCAGGAATGCGCCCGCTGTAGTAAGGAGAGAACATCATGGAAAAAGAACAAACAACAACAACCGAAGAAGTAACACCTTCAAGTGCTGCTGTAACATCACAGCAAGAGCAGAGTGCGCCAGTTAAGGAGCCACCCACAGGTGGACAATCGGCACAAGCTGCTACTGTTTCAGATTTTACGCCTGACTACACGTACAAGTTTCGGGGCGAGATTCGTGAGATTGATCCTATGTTTAGGAGTCTCATTAAGGACAAAGAATCGCAGCAAAAGGTGCGCGACTTTGTTGAGCGTGCTGAGGCTTTTGAGTTTCATAAGACAAAGTCCAAGGAATATGAGAGTCAAATTCAAGAAATGGAGCCGCTTGTTCAGCAGCTAAAGGCTTATCAAAAGGCTTATCTTGAAGCTGAGACACCAGAGCAGCATCTCAATTTATTGAATGAGATTGGCTATGACTCTGAGATGCTCAAGGATGTTGTGCGCGAGATTTTAAGGCGTGAGCAGATGCCAGAAGAGCAGAAAAGATATTTTGAGGCATCGCGTAGAGCAGAGCTTGAAAAGCGACAGCTCTTGGAACAGAATAATAGCATCAGGCAAGAGTTTAACTCTTTGCTCATGAACGTAACGCAGCAACAAATGGACTTGGAGTTTGGGAAAGCCGAAAGTCGGGATTTGATTGATGCGTATGAGGCTGCAAACGGTGAGGGATCATTTAGGCAGCTTTTCTTAGAGCGAGGAGCTTATCTTACTGATCGAGCTGGGAGACACGTTGCTCCAGCGGAGGTGATGGCGCACATTCGTAAGGAATTCGGATGGGCGCTTGCTCCAAGACAAGCAGCTGGCGCTGCCAACGTTCCGATAATCAAACCAAAACAAAAAACGATTCCATCTGTGGGGACACAGAACGGATCGCCAACACAGCCTGCAATTAGCAGCCTTGCCGATCTTCGGGCAAAATACAAACAACTAACTGGCCAAGCATAGGCCACAATGAACCCATAAAGGGGAGGGATACATAAATGACAACTAGATCATTCAACGATATGCTGAATGAGTATCTTCCTAACCGTTTGCTCAAGGAAGAGCTCATCAAGCGTAACTGGCTTTTGCAAAACGTACAGCGTGACGATAGCTGGAGCGGTGGCAAGATCATCGTTCCTTTCAAAGGTTCGCGTGCAACCTCGATTGCATTTGGAGCTTTGACTGCGGCTAACGATATCTCTGAAGACGTTTTCGTCCGTGGACACATTGATGACTATGTAGAGCTTTGGGGCACAATGAAGTTTAACCATCGTGACCTTGTGGATCATGAGGGCAAAATTCCCGAGGCTACTTTCATCAAGCTTGTGGACGAGACAGTAGATGACTTTATTGATTACATGAACCAAGCAACATCTATTGCGCTTACTGTAGGCGATTCGTTTGCTAAGGCCACAGGCGATGGTCAGTCCAACGGTACAATCACAGTAAACCGTGTTGATCGCTTTTACTTGGGACAAAAAGTCGTGCTCGACGATGATAACTCTCCGCCTGGCGACTACTATGTGATTGCGATTAACGTGGACACTTCTACGATTACGCTTTCTGCGACTCGTGGAGGTCCTGCTGCAAACATCACTGCTTACACTGTTTCGCAAAACGCTAAATTCTATCACCCAGGCGGCCAAGGTGCTTCGTTCGTTTCTTTGCGTAGTGCTCTTTTGAGCGCTGCAAACGGCGGCTCTGCAACACTGCATGGACAGACCAAGACTGCATATCCTTTCTTGCAAGCTGTTAACGTGTCTGGTGCAGACATCACCACCGCAAACATCTTGGACAAGATTTTCAATGCCTTTACTATAGTGCAGCGTAAGGCTCGTGGCGGTAAGGCCAGCACTGTGCTTATGAGTCTTGCCAACCTTGGGCTTATCATGCAGCTCATTCAGATTGAAAAAGGACCTTATCATGTTGCTCCTGGCGACAAGAAGGCTCTTGAGTATGGCTGGCATGAGATTATGATTGGCTCGACCACTGGCCAGATGCTCAAGCTTGTGGGCATTCAAGAGATGGATGACGATGTGATCTACTTCTTGGATATGAAGGCTATGACTTTCCGCTCTAAAGGATTCTTTAGGAAGCGCAAAGCCCCAGATGGTCGCGAGTACTTTGAAGTACGCAACACTACAGGATACGAGTACATTGTTGATACTTGTCTCTTTGGTGAGCTTGAAGTGTCCAAGCCTGGAAACTGTGGTGTGCTTCACTCCATCAGCTTGACGTATTAATAATCTAGCTTGAGAATAGGAAGGGAGTCGGGACATGGTGTCCTGGCTCCCTATTTATTTGGGCGGATAACAAGACCCGCATGGAGGCACGCAAATGGCAATGAACGATTACAAAAGAGCACTTCTAAACAAAATGAATTCTACAGCTCACAAGGTTGGCCTTGGATCAGAGCTAGACATTCGCACCTATGTTTCTGCTCCTGGAGCAGGCGGTGCTGCGACTGAGGCTTTGACTGTGACTGGCCTTGCAGCTGGAGACACTATTCTTGCAGTAAGCCAAAAGACAGCTGGGGCAAACAACCTTCCTCTTCTTGGATGGACAACGCAGGCAGCCAACTCATTGACTTGTGTTTGGTCCGCAAACCCTGGCGCAGGAGCTGTTGTTGTTGTAACAGTGAAGAAGGCATAACATATGTCAGCCTATAAGCCTAAGACAATACTTGTGACAGTTGGCACTTCGCCTGTTCCATTGCAGGTAAGTGCTGCGAATTCCCTCAAGCTTGGTGTGATTTTGCAGGCGGATGCATCGAATACTGGGAACGTTTTTGTCGGATCATCTGATGTGACAACAAACACGGGAATTCAGCTTGCTGCTGGGGACATTCTTTCTTTACACGCCTTTGGCACCTCCAAGGGTGTGCATGAATGGAAACTTTCAGAGATTTATGTTGTGGGCAGTGCGGCTAACCAAAAGGTGCGCGTTGCCTATGCTGAAACTGTTTGATGGTGATGTGTCCATGTAGTGT